GCGCCCGGCGGTGAACCGGGCAAAGAAACGAGTCCTAGAAGAGATGGGCAGATCCATTGATATGGACCTGAAGATATATGCAGAATGAAAGGAGTGATAAGGTTTGGCACAGATAGGATTGAGATATCCTGTATATGCGCCTCTTGTTGAGGATGAAGCGGCTGGCACATATGCATACGGCACCGGGAAGGTAGCGGCAAAGGCGATTGGCGTTGAAATGAGCCTGAATATCGCCGATGCGCCTTTATATGCCGATGACGGAATAGCCGAAAGGGTCAGAGAGTTCATTGATGGCACACTTAACTTCACGCCGGACGATTTGTCCGATGAAGTAAAAGCTGAATGGCTTGGGAGCGAAATTGAGGAAGAGACCATTGATGGGGAAACCACTGTAAGTGTACTCAAGAGCACCACCCAGGATATGCCCGGCTATTTTGGTTTCGGGTTCATAGTTCCGAAGGTGAAAAACAACGTCAGGAAATATCGCGCTATACTCTTTGCAAAGGTTCAGTTTGCGGAACCTAATGAGAGTGCTCAGTCAAAGGGCGAGAGCATTTCTTGGCAGACCCCCGGCATCGAAGGCAAAATCATGAGGCGAGTTGATGAAATTTGGAAGGAAGAGATCACAGCGGATACACTCGCACAGGCCAAGGCCTGGCTTAATATGAGGCTGAACATAGGTGCCGGTTCCGGTGCCGGTGAATAATCAAAGGGAGGTGGATGGGGCAGGTTTATCCTGCCCTTTTTGCTATGGGCAAATACGGTATTCCTATCACGCTCGATATCGAGCGCCATATGATCTTCAATCTAAACGTCCTTGAAGCTTGCATTGAAAGATACCAAAACATGGATGACATACTGAACGCATTTTCAAATATCAAAGCCGCAAAAGAGATTGGCCTGCTGATGATTAACGAAGCCACAGAAATGTGGAACGAGGACCACCCTGATGCAAAGAAGCCTCTGATCCAAGACGAGAAACACCTTGGAAGACTTCTCGCTGGTATTAACAAAATTACCGAGTTCACGAACAAAGTCCGCGAAGCCATGCTTGATGGCCTGCCGCAGGATAAGGTTCAGGAAGTCGAGGAAGTTGAAAAAAACTTGCGAGCGGCCGCGCAGAAGAAGATGACTGGGACGAAGCAGAGCAAGTAATAGATAATGTGCGGCCGCTTGTTGTCCGGATGCGGAATATTGGAACGGCGCTACTTAATCTATCCGAAAAGGAAGCAGGCAGAAAAACAATAAGGGAAATCGATGAGCGATACAAAGACTATCGAATTTTAATGGGATTAGATAAGCCTTCAAGTCCTGATTTATTAATCCCAGAGGATGTGATGTAAATGGCTAATAATATTGGCGCAAGGGTAGAACTTGCCGGAGAAAAAGAATTCAGACAAGCCTTGTCGCAGATAAATACTGGCTTAAAAACGACGGCCTCCGAACTGAAGCTGGTTACCGCAAGGTATTCAGAAAATGCTGATTCTGTTGCCGGATTAACTGCTAAAAACGAGGCCTTGCAGAAAAAACTCGACCAGCAGCGCGAGAAGGTTGAAACCCTCCGCAAGGCCCTGGAAAATGCCAAGGTTCAATACGGCGAAACCGACACCAAGACCCTGAAATGGCAGCAAAGCCTGAACCTTGCCGAGGCCGAGCTCATTCAGACAGAAAAAGAAATTCAAAAGAATTCCGAAGCTCTCCAACAGGCTCAGAAGGATATGGAGAAGTTTGGACTTGCAGAGGATGAGGTCAGGGACAAAACCAAGGACATTGGCAACATCATCGCTGACTTCGCAAACAAGCTCGGCATAAACCTGCCTGCCGGAGCCGATAAAGCTATCCGCGCTCTGGACAATACCAAAGCATCCACTATTGCCCTTGTTGGTGCTGTTGCTGGCCTTGTCAAAGGCTTTGCAGATGCAACAATCCAAACGGCAAAGACTGCCGATGAAATCCTGACACTTGCGTCCACATCCGGCCTTGCTACCGATACCATTCAGAAAATGAACTATGCGTCAGAGTTGCTGGACGTTTCCACAGAGACAATCACGGGCAGCATGACCAGAATGATTCGCTCTTTGAGCCAAGCCCAGAAAGGAACTGGCGATGCTGCCGATGCGTTCCGCAAACTACATGTCGGGATCCGGGATAGCAACGGACAGCTTAAGGATGCGGAAACAATGTTTTATCAGGTAATTGATGCCCTTGGCCGGGTTAGAAATGAAACCGAACGGGACGCTCTCGCCATGCAGATTTTCGGACGTTCTGCTCGTGAGCTGAACCCGCTCATTGAGGCCGGTAGCAGCGCACTCAAAGAACTGGGCGACGAGGCCGAGCGCATGGGGTATGTCATGGATGAAAACACCCTGCAAAAATTTGGCGCACTCGATGATGCAATGCAAAGATTCAACAATCAGACTACGACATTTAAAAATAGCATTGCTATCGTTTTATTGCCGGTACTTACAGGCTTTTTTGAGGTACTTAATAAAATTGATCCCAAAGTAATTGCAACAGTTGCCATAATAGGAAGCATAGCTGCTGTTGCGATAACAGTAGTAAAAGCAATAAAAGACGTCACAGATGTTTTTAAGGCCTTCGACATACAGAGCCTAAAAACAACAGCCATAGTTGTTGGAGTAGTTGCTGCATTAATAGCTTTAGCTGCTATTATTGCCGTAATAATTGGTAAATCCCAAGAGCTTGACCGTACGATGCAGGGCATAGGACAGTCAGTCGCAGGCATGACCAATGTTGTCAATGGTGCGCCTAACCGTGTGCGTTACTCATATGCATCCGGCATTGACTATGTGCCGTCTGATCGCGTGGCACTTATCCACAGGGGCGAGGCTGTCATACCGGCACATCAGAATCCTTATAACCCATCAGCGACAAATCCGATGGGCGGCAATACCACAATAGTCCTCAACGTCAAAATGGACGAGGTTGATGAAGTTTACAAACTCGTGCAGGTCGTTAAGAGTGCAAGGCAAACAATGAGAGCAGGGGTGGTGATGGTATAATGGCACAGCATACGATACAAATACCGATAACTGAAGACACATACTGTGATAAGAATAACCCAAACACAAATTATGGAAGTTCGACACAGTTGAAGGCTGGTGGTGGATTAGCAATCCCGACATATGATATTAACTTTAAGTATCATACGATGATGAAGTGGGATAGCAGCCTACCGGGATTACCTGAACGGAAAAAGCTTATTAGTGCATACTTGAAATTATACTCTCTCACTGCCATATCAAGTAGTGATCGCATTGTTGCAATATACGGGATTGAGTTTGATGAGATGGTATCTACATATAATAGCTTAAGCCTCGACGGCCACTATATGGCTCCGGAGTATTTTTATCTTACAGACGCTGCTGCTAATAACTATATAAGCCTTAATATTTTAAACAGCGAAAAGATAAAAATAAAAAATGGCAAGGCTCGCATCGGTGCTGTTGGTGCTAGTGATAAAACTTTTATTTTCGGCTCAAGGGAATCTGCAAACGCACCTTATATTGAGTTGACATATGAAGATGTTCCTCCTTCGGCTCCTACGCCGACTGACCCGATCGGAGCATATAAAGACAACAAATCCATTATCCGCTTTGCATGGCAGTATAATAGCGAAGTTGGCGGTGAGCAGAAGGCATTTGACTTGCAATGGAGCACAGATCAGGTGAACTGGACGACTGTATCACAGACCACGGCCAACAACTACTATGACATGCCTGCCGATACCCTGCCGGCCGGTAATATCTACTGGAGAGTGCGGACCTACAACGAGTATGATGAGGTCGGACCGTACAGCGATATACAGTCTTTTTACGCTATCGGAGCTCCGGCAGCTCCTGTGCTAAATGCGGTGCCAACCAACTCCGCAAGACCTGTTGTGTCATGGTCAGCATTTAGTCAGCAGGTATATCAGCTGCAGGTATTGTCCGGCGATACAGTAGTCTATGATAGCGGTATAGTGCCCGGCATAAACATACGTCAACACAAAATAAAAGCGTGGCTAGCAGATGGAGAGTACACTGTACGCATACGCATTAAAAACGAATATGACCTCTGGAGCGAATGGGACAGCACAACAGTGACTATATCTACAGATAAGCCCGAAAAGCCATCTATTGCATTGCAGCGGTCCGCATATGGTGCGGAGATAACAGGGACCGGCCTTGTATATCGGTCGGACTATGACAAAGATGATTATATTTGCATAGGCACAGCATCAGGAACTTATTTTGATAACACTGTCCGAAGTAAAGGCGAGTATAAATACTTTATCCGCGCTGTATCAGAAAATGATACATTTGAGGACAGCGATATAAAGTTTATCCAGGCTGAATTTCAGTATGCTTTAATTGCGCCTGTGTCGGATTTGAGCAACGTATTTGCTTTTACCCGCAGCCTTAATTCACCACCGAAACGGACATACAATCATCAGCCCGGTGGAGCATTTGTCGAGTATGCAGGACGCAAGCATCCGGTGTGGGAGCCGACAGAGCACGTATCGGCAGCGTGGGCAATGGCATTTTTCCTGAAATCGTGGAATGATGTTGAAGCCTTTATTGCTCTCGTTGATCGCAAAGAGACTGTGCTTTACAGAGACGCCCGAGGCCGCAAAGTATACGGCATACTCAGCAATCTTACGATTGATGACGAGAGAAGCGGCTACATTGTGAGCTTTACTCTCACTGAGGTCGACTACATCGAGGGAGTTGATGTGTAATGCTTGACCTTGCAGTAAACGGATACACAGCAGAGCAGGTCATGGATTGCCTCCATGGCCGGAGCGGGAGCAGGGGGAAAGTGACGTTTAGGTATGACTTGCTCTCAAAAGAGGATGTCAAGTTGGGCGAACTGCAAGCCCAGCCGGGTCGTGTGACATTAAACAGCCTTGCTGAGATAAAGCGAACGGCAGTATTCCAGATAACCGAGCAGGAAGGTAAGGACATAGACTGGCTGAGTGATCGTATCCGGCCAGTCTTTTGTTTGAAAATGCCTGAAATCCGCAAGACATATAAAGCATGGGGCAAAATCGATGCATCCTTCTCCCGCTCATCCATAGCATATCTCTCCAACGGCACGCAAGTTGCCGCCAACGTGCCACGTTTTGAGCAGGGCAAGTTTGGCAAGGCGGTGATGGTGGAGAAGGGGACGGAGAACCTTGTAGATATAAATAATTTTACATTTGCCAACGGTGCTAGTTTGGTGGATATAGTGCATCCCGTAACCGGCAAAACGGTTAAAGCAATAAAATTGCCGCAGGGAGCGAATACGCCCGTGTCATATAGTCAATATCTTAACTTGTCAACGAGTACAAATTATACAGTCTCATTTGACCTGTGGGCGAGCGACAATAGCAATGCGGCAATTAATATTGACCTATTTCCTGACACTTTGCCGGAAATGTGGGAAAAGCCGACAACAAGTGTTCAGAGACATGTTTGGACGCTTTCGTCATCTAGCGCCGATATGGGAAATTGTCAGCTTCGATTTTTTGACAATACTTCCCAGCCCATGCCAAATGACGTATACATCGCAATGATTCAGCTCGAGCAAAAGCCCTACGCCACCAGCTTCATTGACGGGACAAGGGCGGCGGAAACGCTGGAAGTTCCAACCGAGGGGGCGCTGAACCCGCAGGAGGGGACGGTGGAGTGTTGGGTGTATGTGGATGGCGTTGTACGTAGGGACATTGTAGGCAATTGGCCTACAGTTGTGCTGATTCGCAAGGGTACTTCTGTAGCGAATTGGATATGGTTGTATCATGAGGGAGGTAATTGGGCTCTCCAAATTCGCAAGGAAGATGGCACGGTAACGGGTTGGGGGAGCTTTAACGATAGCCTAACCCCTGACGGTTGGCATTATTTTGCTATTAGATGGAATGCACAGGCTGGAACTGCGGATGTGTTCCTCAACGGAGTAAAGCGTGCCTCCTTGACCGATGTGGCGTTCCCTGCTGAGTACGACAGGATAGAGATAGGACATCGCAGCGGCAGTTCAGACGATTGGCTCAACTCTCTCATCGACGACCTCCGCATCTCCAACCGTGCCCGCACCGACGCAGAGATACTGGCGGCGTACCAGAGCGGGCAGCCGGCGCCGATTGATGAGTGGACAACGGCCAAGTTTGATTTTGATAACAGGCTAACTGGCGAATATTTTACTATCGTAAACGACAGTAAGCCTGTACAATGGATTGAATGGCCGCTGGGCGTGTTTTTGTTATCAAGTCCGACTAGAAAGGACGAGAACAGGAAAGTCAAGCGCTCTATTGAGGCGTACGACAGCTCGCTCATCCTCAAGGAGGACAAATTTACCGACAGATACATTGTCGCAGCTGGCACGAAGTATACAGAGGCTATAATCGACATTCTGAATGCGGCTGGAATTTGGAAGATAAACATCATTGACCATCCCGGCACGCTGGCAACCGACAGGGAGTTTGA